ATCGTGATTGCTAGGATAAAAAGTAAAATGCACATCTGCAACTGCGATTAATTGAAGCAATACATCTACATAGAGCTGTTTTGCTATTAAGAAATTGCTGTACCACATTCCTGTAGTGTCCTGATTTGTGCCGCTTGTCGTTGTTTGTTTGGGAGTATCTATGTGTAGAATATCATTACCTCCAATAAATAAAATCTTATCTATAGGAAAACCTTGCGCTTTGTTTAAAATACCTTGTACGCCTTCCTTAACCCTCTTTACAGCTATTTGGTTGTTATATGTTTCGCCTGTTTCAAATGAATCTGCAAGTTTGCCAATATGAATGTCAGCAGGATCCAGGACTAGCAAATGTTCTTTTTTGCCTAGCTTTCTTTTTATCTCAGGATATACAGGCGCAAATTCTTTTAAATCTTTTATAAGCTGTTTGCTAAGTTCTTCTAGCTGCTTTTGTGATTCGTCTTTATGTAATGGGTTTTTAAAGAATAGGCTAGCGTCTTTTGTTTTAAGCCATCCATGCTTTACGCTTTCAACATCTACGCCTGCCTGCTCAGCTGCTGCCTTAACGCCTCTGTATTGAAATATTAATTGCTGTTCGTCAACTGTTAACCTATATCTTTTATTCATAAGAATTTATTTACAAGCTTTCCTGCCATATACATCAAAAAGCCTAGCGCACAAACTCCGATAATTAACCAAAAATAATTAGGTTGCTTCTGCGCTTTAGCTCTCTGCACTTCGACTCTTGTCTCTAGCCTTATAGTGTCTCTATGTATCTTGTATTCTATTCGTGTTTCTAACCTTGTTTTAGGCACAAATACATTCTCATAATGTACTATTGTGTCCTTGCTAGAAAAGTATTTTTCATAGACAATTGTATCATGTCGTACTATTGGAATTGAATCTATTGTTGCTATTCTAATTGTATCGCTTGATATAATCGGTTCTAAGCCCTTTTTAAGCGCCTTCCTATAGTGATAGTTAGCTGAACAGCTAAACAGCGTTAAAACGCAAATAAGGCTATAAATTCGCATACTCTAGCTTTGCATTGAATGATGGGCAGGCTTTATTGGCGAAATCTCTGTGTCCAAAAATCTGCATATCTGCGTTGTATTTATAAATCAATTCAATCATTAGTTTAATCAAAGAATCCTTTTGCGCTGTTGTTCGTGTATCCTTAGCTTTGCTCATGTCTTTAGTCATGCCTCCAACGTATGCGATCCCTATAGAATCCTGATTTTGCCCGGATGTATGAGCGCCTGGCTTCTTTATGCTGCGGCCTCGCTCTATTGTACCATCGATATGTATGAGGAAATGGTAGCCTATTGTATTAAATCGCCTTGCTTTATGCCATCTAGTAATGTCAGCTACGTCATGCTCTCTGCCCTCAGGAGTCGCTGTGCAATGGATTATGATTTTATTTATTTTTCGCATTTATATCTTTAAAGTCTTGCGTAACTTCTTTTGCTCTTGCAAATAGATTCTTTAATGAATCCCAAATGTCAATACCTTTGACCGCTTTTATATTTTCGTTTAAAGAAATTACTTCAATACTTACTAAAACTAAAGCAAGTATTTTGGTTATAAGAAGCTCAACAGAAAAAAATGTCAACACTATATCGTTGATAATGTAGTAGTCTATCAAATAGAATAGCATTACGGTAACCTCATAAAGCAGAATCTTGCTAATGACTGCGCTGAGCTTCCTGGATGTAATTAAGGATCCTAGTTTTTTAGATTTCCAAACTCCTGTGATAGTGTCAACAATTACAGAAACACCGATAAGAATCAGGATGCCGCTTATAGGCATAAAAAAAGAAGAGATAATAGCAAGCAGCTGCATGGAGTAAGCTTTTAGTTTTAGTTGTAATATTAGAAACTGCGTTTTCATTGTTCAAGTTGCTCTGTTAATTGATACGTGAGATAAATTCCAAGGAAGCACCCAATAGCCTTTACGTGAAAAGTATTATCGTAGAACATTCCAAAGGCTGCAATGTAGCCAAACACGAAATATAATATTGCTAAAACTTTAGTATGCATTATTCTACAGGTATAGGCTCTGACCATTCAGAAGTAGCCATAAGCGCTAAAGCTTCATCGTGTGTTAAAGTTTGTAAAGGCGTTACAGTACCGTCTGCTATGAAGCTTGGTTCTGTATTCCACTTTAAAACGAATTGTGTTTCGTCTAAACTTTTTCTAATCGTGTTTTCGTCAGTTTCGCCTACTTGTGCAAAGTCCACGTTTACTAAATCTGCAATGTTTATTATTGCGTATGTGTCTGCTATTCTTGTACTCATTTTTTTATTTATTAATTCGTGTTTATGTTGGTACGTCTGTACTAAAAGTTGTAAAGTTTGTCATTGTTCCGTCATTGCCTCCGCTTCCGTTATCTGTCAAAGTTGGACTTGTGTCTCCGTCTCCACAACGCCACCAAGAAACTAAACTTGAATAACTTGAAAGCGAAGAAGGACTACCGCCGTTCCAAATAGTCTGCGCGTCTGATAATCCTAGTGCAGTGCTAAATATTGCAACCTCATCTAAATTACCAATCAACTTTTGTGTAGTCGACGCAGTAAGTCTTCCTAATCTTAATGTTCTATTACCATTATATAATGTTCTACCTTTACCCGTACCCGTCACATCTAGAACACCATCAATATAAACTTTTAAATCTGTTCCATCATTAACAAACATCACATGATGCCATTGGTCATCATCTACGGGAGTCGGAAATGCTACAGATTGTCTATCTGTGATTGCATTTGAATTTGGATATACAGAAAATAGACCACCTGCCGTATTTCTTGCATTCGCAGTATTAATTCTTATACTCCATTGACTACCTGAAGCTGCATATTCTCCTTTAGAAGCTAATGTATAATAGTTTGTCGTAAATCTTCTAGGTGCTTTTATCCAAGCGCTAATAGTGATTTCTGATGTTAGATTTTGTATTGACGTAGGACTACCAATTTCTACATAGTCATCTACACCGTCTAAAGCTATGCTCTTAGTGTTTGAAAAACTTGATGCAGTTGGCACATCTGTTGTTCTATTGGCTTCTACCATATTGATAGACCTGTTTGTATAACCTCCGTTAACATCTGTCATAGTCCAAGTTGCACCGTTCCAAGTTGCATTGTCTCCCATACGTTGCCACGTTGTAGGTGCAGTTAATCCGTTGTTGTTGAGGTCTGTGGGTTCTCCGTTGTTGTATATGGTTGCTACGTCATTTCTTAAGTCTGTACCACTCCATATTGCAAGTTCATCAATCTTGCCTAAAAATGGAGTAAAATCTCCATTTTGATTTTCACCAATATACAATGAGTCTATACTTGCATCAAATGCTGTTGTACTTAAATTTACAAACCCACTTGTTTCATCTACATTATTTACAAAAATTCTACACCTTAAAGATGTGGTAGATTGACTTAAATCTACGCAAACCACAACGTGATTCCATTGTCCTATATTCAGAACATTGGCGTTTGAATATGTGTAATCTGAAGTTGTTGACTTAAAAAATCTAATTCTTTCGTTAGTATCCGTCCTCATTAAATGCTGGAAATTGTTAGATGTTGCATTTCTTATTGTACTTGTTAATATTTGAGAAATTCCACTTGCTGAAGGTTTTACCCACATACTTAAAGTCATTTTATTTTGCCCGTCTAACTCTGAATAAGTGCTTGTGCCTAAAAAGTAGTCATCAACTCCGTCAAAACTAAATGAATTTACATTGCTGAAGCTTGGTGTACCGCCACCACCTGTTATGTTAGTTTCACCGCTGGGCGATAACGTTTGACTTTTACCCCAATTGATCGTATTGTCTGTTGCGCCTTGACCGTAGTCAATGGTATTATTTATTGCTGCTTGTCCGAAACCTATTGTATTGCTCATATATAAATAACTTTTTTTTCGTGTTTCTGTTGCATTTAAGGAACGTCAGCAACAAAGTTTGCTGCACTCATATTTTGCATTGTTCCGTCATTTGTTCCCGCATTGTCTGTAATTGTCGGATAAGTATCGCCATTCCCAAATCGATACCATAGCAAAGGAGATAGACCGCTGATATCGCTAGGACTTCCGCTATTATAAATAACACTTCTGTTTGCGCTTTGGTCGCTATTCCAAAAAGCTACATTGTTTACGTTGCCATCATAAAAATTACCATATACGCCACCTATTTGCGTTAGCCTGTGGTCTCCTGATGCTGTACTTGAATTACTAAAACTTGCGCCATTTAAAAATATTCTTAAATTGTTTGATGCATCTCTAATTACTAGCAAATGATTCCACGCATTAGTGTTTATATTATTGCCTCCGCTTTCTGTAAAAGTGTAAGTTGAAAAGTTTACTCTTATTCTTATTTGCGATGCTGTTCGCAGCCATATATAGTCACTATTCGTATTTCTGCCCACTAAAAAACTTGCGCCTAGATTTATTGGCTTTATCCAAAAAGACGTAGTAAATTCTCCTGTAAAGTTTATTAACGTAAAATTAACTTGCTCATCAATTCCGTCAAAAGACGTACTCAAAGTATTTGCAAAAGATGCATCGCTTACAGACTGCGCTATGATTCCATGCGTACTTACTAACATTATGCTTCAAGGTTTCCAGCTACATACCAAAGGTCTGTACTTTTCTTAATTAATGTTGCAATACCATACTGCCCAACAATTTTAAGCTTGTTACCTTCTGCGTATAAATTAACGCCTACAGATTTGCCTATACTTGTTTGACCTGTTCCAAGTTGCGCAACTAAAATTTGTGTGCCTATTGGAAAAGCTACTGCGCTATTTAAAGGTATTATGATTTCATTTGCAGATGCGTTGTTTATTTCAACCATTTTATTTTGGTCTGACAATACCAAAGTATAGGTAGTAGACTGCGTATTAAATTCAATCTCTGTAAGACCGCCTTTTAATTCTGCGCCTGTTATCTTTTTAGAAACATAATTGCC